AAGACCTATATAAAGAAAACACCGAACTCAAAATCCAGAACACTCGCCTTCTCAAGAAGTGCCAAACGCTCTGGTCAAACCTTGCCAACGCAAGACAAGCCATCAAGGAATACAAAATCCTTTTGCAAGATTTAGAGAACCCTATTGACCGCAATGCACCACTTGATGAAATAGCAAGAGCCGTTTCTCGTGCTTCAGGTGTAGAGATTTCAGAAATGCGGTCACCAAACCGAGAGCGTCACAATGTGATTGCAAGACAAGTTTTCTTCTACATCGGAAGAAGGGCAGGATTCTCCTGGTTGCAGCTTGGGCAGTTTATGCTCAGAGACCACTCAACCGCCATTCACGGATACCGCCAAATACAAGACCTAATCTCACTCCCTAAATCAAATTTCGTTGAAGTCCAAACCTACATACACGCCAGGGAAATCTTGGCTGCTCGTGATGCGGAAAGGTTTTCATCAATCTGACATCTGTTGTGCCACCGAAGCCCAAATCAAATTCTACCGCAAGAAGTACGAGAAAGATGGCTGGGAGTTTTACGAGTTGAGAACTTGTGGAAAATAAACAACAAAATTGAACAAACTTTGAAATATCACAAAAGAGGAAATCATATCGGAGTTGACTCGTGAAGAATGGGTGAGAGGCTTCTGCATCAAAGTCGGCAAAGACCTTGCATCTGACCTCTATCAAGAACTCTTTCTTATCCTTTGCGAGAAGTCCGAATCTTGGATTGTTGAGAAGTACGAGTCAGGCTATTGGGCTGGGTTTGTGTCTCGCATCATCTTAAATCAATTCTACGGCAAACGGACTTCCTTTGAAAAGAACTTCATTAGACCTATCGGGATGGAGGACACAAGCCAAGTAGAAATTGAGTGCGAAGATGAACCATACACCGAACATCATCAAGAGGCCATTGATGCCGTCCTTGAGAAGTGCGATTGGTACGAGTCACGAATCTGGGAACTCTGGTCAAAAGGCGATGACAACATTAGACCTCGGTCAGCAAGAGCAATTGCACGAGTCACCGACATCAGCCGTCAAGAAATCCTCCGAGTGGTCAACGAACTAAAAATAAAAATCAACGATGAATACCTTATTAGAAATAATCGGAGTCAGTTGTCTCTCAATCATATTTGTCTCCGAGATAGGTTGGAAGGCGAAGATTAAACCTTTCACCTGCGAACTATGTATGGCGTGGTGGATGGGGCTTCTGCTCTTTCTTCCGCTTTATGGGTGGAGTGGCATTCCCTTTGCTGCTCTCTCTGGGTGGCTATCAACGACCATTAATAGATACTTATAACCTACAATTGAGCCATAAATGAAACATTATAGCCCAAAAACAGACATCAAGTGGGTAGCATTCCTACTCGTTACTCAAACCCTTTATTCTTTCTTTATATGACCCAAGAAGACATTCAATTCATCCTTGACATTCGCCATCTGTTCACTCAATGGAAGCAGTCAGGCTTTTTCCGCACCACTCCCGAACAAGGAGTCCGACTTAGAACCATCTACCAGAGCGAAATGGGCAGACCGATGCCAACCTGCTCTACTTGCTTTGTAGATGCTTTTTACTCTTTGATCATTAGAGCAGAAGCATTGTCAACCCCAACCCCTGAACCAACTCCCGAAATTGAAGCAGCACAGATAGCAGATGATGAACAACCTACGAAGCGTAGACGAACTCGCAAGTGAGGAATGGTTCTTTGCAAAACCTTGGTTGGTAGTTGGTACTGGTCAGAGTTTGGAGAATTGGAAACCTACCGATGAGTACAACATCTGGACAATCAACGCTGCTATTGATGTGACTAAATATGCAGACATCGCAGCACTGCACGATCCTATCATCTACCAAACCCCAACCAAGTTCATAAAGTCACCTATCAACGCTCGTTACATTTTGACCCGTACTTGTTCAACACCCATAACAAGCAACACTATCTTTGTGCAATTCGCTATTGACCCAAACAAAGGACTACCTCAGCACAATACCCACAACTCGTCTGGGTTTGCGTTTTCTTTTCTATGCCCAAGAGTAAAGACAATCTACACTCTCGGCATTGACGGAGGCAGAGGTACTTTCAAGGGACTCAAGGAATCCTACCAGCACAACGAACGAGCCGAGGATTTCAACGCTCACAACCAAGCGATGAGCAACTATGTCAAACAACACGGAACAGAGATAATTCGCTTATGAAGAATCACACCAAGGTATATCTGAAAGAAATGAACTACCACGAAACCGACTTCATCCCTTGTGAGATGTGCGGTCAAAAAGCGGTGGATATTCATCACATAGATGCAAGAGGAATGGGAGGTTCAAAAGAAAAGGATGTAATTGAAAACCTGATGGGGCTTTGCCGGTCTTGTCATATCAGATACGGAGACAAGAAAGAAGAGAAAGCAATGCTCCGTGTCACCCACCTTGTAAAACTAAGCCAAAGAAAATGCAAATAGTAAAACTGAAAGAAATCAAACCCAACCCCAATAACCCTCGCATCATTAAGGATGAGAAGTTTCAGAAGTTGGTAGCATCAATCAAGGAGTTTCCTCAGATGCTTGAGATTCGCCCCGTAGTCGTCAACAAGGATATGATTGTCCTTGGTGGTAATATGCGACTTAAAGCCCTGAAAGAAGCCGGACTGACGGAAGTTCCTTGCATTATTGCAGATGAACTCACCGAGGACCAGCAGCGTCAATTCATTATCAAAGACAATGTCGGTTACGGAGAATGGGATTGGGAGATGTTAGCAAATGAATGGGACGCCAATGAACTAACGGAATGGGGCATTGAAGTTTGGCAACCACCAGTTGATGCCGATTATAGCATATTGGATGATCTTGATGTTGATTCCGTATTAGATGATATGGAAGGTAGTGTAAAAAAAGCCATACAGATTGAATTTGATATTGAGCATTATCCAGAAGCACAAGAATTAATTAAGTTTTGGAGAGAACGAGAGGCATACATAGGAGGTATGATTTTAGAATACTTGAGGGAGGAAAAAAATAAGTTATGAAATGTCTCGTAGCCATACCTTCAAAATCCAGATCAAAAAATATTGAACGCTATGTTTTGCCATTTGTCAATAAATTAGGTTTAGATTATAAAATTTTTATAGAGCCACAGGATTATGAATCCTATAAGGCGTATAGTAATATTATAATTCTTCCGGAGAACAACAAAGGCTTAGGCTATTCAACAATGCATATTAAGAAATATGCCGAAGAGAATGGCTATGATTTAATTTTTAAGAATGATGACGATGTCAAAAGTATTGGACAGATAGAGAATGACATAGATAAAATTTTGTCAGCCTTCCAATTAAAAAAAATCGGAGCAGTAGTTTTTCCATATAGTTTTGAATTTTATTCAAAAACGGAAAAGTTGTTTACCAGAATAAACAAGAGAGTTCAAACATCATATATCATACGAACAGACATTTTTGAGCCGAGAGAAGATGTAAGTACATTTGAAGATTTCTACGAATATCTGATTTTAAGAAAAAAAGGTTATGATACTTTGTTTTGTTCCAGACATTTAATTGAATGCGCCCCGGTCGGAGGAGGACAAGGTGGATTGCAGTTGTTTGACAGATCAGAAATGGCTTTAAAGGAAATACAAATCTTCAAAAGTATTGATCCGACAATAGCAGTAATATCTAAGCCGGATAAACCTTGGAAGTACGAACCAAAATTTACAGACAAAAAATACAAAAGCAAATCTCTATGAAACGAATAGATTTAATACCAGTTGAGCATCAAATCAAAATCGGTGACAACTGCCCATATATAGAACCAAACATTACAGAAGATTGCATTTTTTATGCTGATGGAGAACCGATTGGATTCTATATAACGAAAATGAACGAAAAGGCTTGTAAACTTGCTGATTTAGCGAACAAAGAGTTCAATAGCAACAATGTTCCAAAATCTATGATGAACAGAAGTAGTTCAGTGAAAAAATTTTATGAAGGCGGTATGGAGGCAATGAAAGAAGGAGTACAACAATTTTCAACAATTATTGGGTCAGTTCCTCCAAGACCTCATATGAGAAGACCATACCCATCCGTTAGCAGCGTACATCAAGTAAAATCTGCAAGAACCTTTATTAAGGCTATGCTTGGTTTGGCTTTGGAGTCTGAAAAAATTATTCAAGAAATATTGCCGGAACAATATAAAACTCAATTAAAATTATTTGAACAAGTCCCAAAGCAATGGAGATTTGCAAATATGTTTACTTCATCAATTAGTAATTATAACATACCAGCAGCGTTTCACCGAGATACGGGCAACATAAAAGGGGCTGTCAATGTAATTATATGCAAGAAAAGCAATGCAAAAGGAGGAGACTTGCATATTCCAGATTATAATGCAACTATTGGTCAACAAGACAACTCTATGTTAGTTTATCCGGCTTGGAGAAATGTACACGGAGTAACTCCAATTTTACCGACACACGAAGGAGGTTATCGGAATTCACTTGTTTTTTACCCGTTAGCAGCCTTTATAGAAAAATAATTTTTGATTTTCAAAAAGTTTTTTTCATCTTCGTTGTATGAATAACCTATCAAAACTTACAAACTGGGAACGCCAAAAGGCAATTTACATTCTTCACAAGGCAGAACAATTCGGCTTAGCAACAACCGAACACACACAACTTGGAGTCAATCCACATTCGGGCAATACTTGGGTCTGGGATGAAGATTGGTTGGTTTGTTTGTATATGCCAATCAACTGCGAATTGCAAACCTCAGACATTTGGGTATGCTGGACAAACCCGGAAAGCGGAGAAGAACACGAATTGCCACTTTCAGAATTTGATAACATCATTGAGATGAACAAATGGGTTCAAGAATTGGAAGAATCTATCTACGATTAAAAAGAAAAAACAACGAGAATGGCAAACGAACAGAACCTCAAACCAATTCAGAAAGGGCAAGTGCTAAATCCCAACGGCAGACCCAAGAAGATTGAGACCATCCTCAAGGATGTGTTCCTTGCCGAATACAACACAAAACTAACAAATAGTCAAGCCCAAGACATCATCAAGGGACTTCTTACCAAGAGCAGAAGCGAACTGATTGACCTTGCCAAAAATGATGACCTCCCTTTCTGGATTTCTATGATTGCCAAAAAAGCGACAAGGGATTACGAGAGAGGGAGCATACATTTGGTGGAACTTTTGTTTGACCGGGTATATGGTAAGCCCAAGGAAACGATTGATCAAACGATTGAAGCCAAGACATTCAATGTGACGCTCAATCTCAAAAACGACAAATGAAACAATGTGAAACAAAACCCTTCATTTTACATATGTAGATAAGGGATGTATTTTAGAAAACTATGGAAAAACTATATTTTGGAAACGGATGGGAAGACCAGTATGGGATGAACATCAGCATCAACATCAAAGCAGTACAAGAGGCTTTGGAATCAGGACAACTTGAAATGAACTCTTATGGAGATATCAAACTGAGAGTCGGCAAACGCCAAGCACCTCACGAGAAATCCAAGGCAACTCATTTCATTTCTAATCAGAAGCCCAAAGACCCTCTATTTTGAAAATCTTAGTCCTACTTGACGGAAGCAATGGTGTAGCCTATCATAGGTTGTTTGTTCCGTTTGCTCGGTTGCAGCAAGACCACGATGTGACAGTTGATGTGAGCCAAAACCGAGCCGAGTGGGGCGATTTGAAATACACCGACTATGATTGTGTTATCTTCAATCGGTGGCTTGGGGATTTGCAGTACAACATCCTTGAACTACTTGCCAAGAACAAAGTTCCCTACATCATTGACATTGATGACTACTGGGTGATTCCAAGACACAACCCGGTCTACAAGGTCTACCGCCAAAAGATAAAGAACTGCATCAAAGATGCTATCTACTACGCTGATGCGGTAATGACCACCACACCACAATTGGCAAAAGTCATATCAGAACTCAACTCCAACATTACCATTGTCAAGAACTGCCTTGATTATTCCCACGAGCAATGGCAGAAGAAGACCGAACATCCTTTGACAATCGGTTGGGTTGGTGGTATCTCTCACGAGGAAGACATCAAACTCCTTGACGGACAGATTGCCCCTATCTGCGAGAAGTACAATGTCAGATTTTTAATGGGAGGTCATCACGAGAACGAGCCTATCTGGGCAAGAATGGAAAAAGCGGTGACGGGTAAAACAAGAAAAGAGCGACCTGATTGGTTTGTCACTCGTACGGGAACTTCTCCTATCAAGTATGGAGAGATGTATTCCGAGATAGACATTTGCCTTGCACCCTTAACCCACGACAAATTCAATCGCTACAAATCCGAGTTGAAAATCGTTGAGGCTGCTGCTTACAACCTTCCTATTCTCGTGTCATCTGTTGAGCCTTACACCAACCACAAATCCAATATGGGAGTTTTTCAGGTTCACAACAATGATTGGGTGACTCCTCTTAAGAGATTAATCAAAAGCAAGAAGTGGGAGAAGGTCGGAGAGATCAACCGAGCCTACTGCGATGAGCATCACAATCTCAAGGCAGAGAACGCTATCCGAATGGCTTTGCTGAAGTCAGTATGCAAATAAACTATGAGCGACCATATCTGACCTCCTACCAACGAGCCATCTTGGACTCGCCTTCTCGCTATACCATAACCGCAGCAAGTACCAAAACGGGAAAGACTGCATCTCATATCATTTGGTTGTTTGAGCAGTCCTTAACCTTGAAGCATAACCAATCTGTTTGGTGGGTTGCTCCAGTTTACCAACAAGCGGAGATAGCATTCAGGCGAATGAAGACCCAAGTCAGCGACCCTCACTTCTTCCAAGCCAACGAATCAAAACTTGTCCTCACTACCCCAATGGGTTCACGGATAGAGTTTAAGTCAGCAGAGAAAGCAGACAACCTCTATGGAGATGATGTGTTTGCTGCGGTGTTTGATGAAGCCTCACGAGCAAGAGAGGAGGCTTGGTATGCTCTCCGTTCTACCCTAACCGCAACCCAAGGAAAATGCAAACTGATTGGGAATGTCAAAGGCAAGAAGAACTGGTTCTACA